ACCCCGAGCTGGCCGCTGTCGTGCCGCTCAAGGCGGCGATCACGCGCCAGGTCAACCGTATCAACCGCGCGGCCCGAGAGGCCGAGGAGTCACGAGCATGAGCAACGTCGAATCACCAGCCACCCGCACATCACCGAGCTGCAGGCGGTGCTGATGGACACACTGAAAAGCCTGGGCAGCATGGGCCGCGGCGCGGAGAAGCTCGACGTCGAGCAGATCAAGGCCCAGGTCAGCATCGCGAATTCGATGAAGGGCGTGGCCGACACGCTGGTGGACACCGCCCGCGTGGAGGTGGAGTACCTGAAAGCCACGGGGGCTGATCGGTCGAACTTCCTGGAGGGCAGAACCGGAGGGGTCGGCCTGCCGGCACCGTCCACAACGCCCACGCCTCACAACCCGTTCCCGGTGTCGAAATCGCACAGGCTGGGGGGAGTGACCATGAAGACGATCAATGACCTCGCCGCGTCGGCCTGCGCCGCGCACTCGAAAGAGCTTCACCGTCTGGCTGGCATCAGCGCCCTCCCGTGGGCCAAGCTGCCGCTCGACTTTAGGCGCTCTTGGGAGGCGGCCACCCGCCAGATTCTGGCCGAGGCGTGCACGGATGGCGTGCTGATCGGCTGTGACCGGGCAGGGCCTGACAACCACTCGGTGGCCTCCGACCCGCTGCCGTGGATTCGCGACGACCGGGCCACGTACTTTGCGCTGTGCCAGGCAGGCGGCCACGACGTGCCCGAGTCGGCAATCCGTGGCTGGTCTGACGAGCAGTGCATGCAGGCCGAGGACTGGGCGCGTGCGTACTACCTGCGCGTGCACTACCACGGAGAGGTCCAGATGCCGGAGATGCCGGCGCATGTGGCTGTGTATCAACTGCAGAAGGGAGCGAGCGATGCGATTCGGACCTGAAGGCATGACGCCGCCGCCAGAGCACAAGATCGAACGGGCGGAACCCACCGCGTCTGAGCGCGCGGTGATGCACATCCTCAAGCGCATGAAGGCCGACCCGCGCCTGGCCTATCTGATCGGCCCCGGGTTGCAGACGTTCGACCTGCTGATGGCTGCGGGTGCTGACATCTATTCGTACGACGTTGGACCGTACACATCGACGTTCACCGCCACGCTGGAAACCCGGCCGGTGCCTGGGCTTCGGGAGTCGGCCGCTGTCATCAACGACGAGCACTTGCACCGCATGTCGCTGGCGAATGATGGCGTGATGGACCTGGACGATCTGGTGAATCACTTCATCGGCCTGGGCCTGAAAGCCTATGAGGCGAGGCGCGACGCGCACACCGAGGAGATGTTCTGATGGCCCGCCTCGTCCAGCTCCAGATCAACCAGTCCGGCGCGTGGCGTAGCGGCCTGGATTTCGACGCCACCGATCTGCCCAACGAGTTCTTCGATCACCTCGACCAGGTGTTGCGCCTGGCCTACGGCGACAAGACGACGGCCCGTGTGGTGATGGCGCGCACGGGTGCCAACGGCCGCCCGGTGGGCACGCACGAGGCGTTGATGCGCTGGTCGCGCCAGGAAGGCTGGGTGACCGCATGAGCACAACCCACACCAATGCCTGGGCCTCAAATCCCGCCGCCGAGGCCTGCAACCCCGTCCCAAATCGTCCCAAACGGTTTTTGCAGGGGGTTGGTGCGGCGAGCGGCTTGCGCGCCCCTGGCGCCTCGGGGCATTTGGGGGCGGAAACGGCGGTGATGGATGAGGCCGTGGGCGCGGACATGGACCACGACGGCGAGAAGTACTGCCACAAGTGCAACGAGTGGTGGCCGGCGGACGGTGAGTTCTTTTTTCTGCACCAGAAAAGCCGGGACGGGCTCTGGTACTGCTGCAAGGCCTGCTACTACGAGGGCACGCGCCCGCATGGGCGGCCGGTGGCGCCAGCAGCGGAGCGCCTCACGGACGTGCTGGCCGACAGGCTGGCGCTGTCGTGGGTGGAGACCCGCTCATGAGCGCGGCACAGCAGCACCTGGCCGCGATCCACGTGCTCAAGGGCCAGCTCAGCCTGACGGACGATGACTACCGCTCGCTTCTGGTGCAGCTGACGGGCAAGAGCAGCTCCAAGCTGCTGGACGACCGGCAGCGCGGCGCGGTGCGCGACCACATGCAGGCGCTGGCCGAGCGCATGGGGGTGGCGAAGCCGACGCGCCAGCGGCCGATGACGGGCAAGCGGTTTGCAGAGAAGAAGGCGGCCACGCCGCCAAAGGAACGCAAGGTGTGGGCGCTGTGGCACCAACTGCACCGGGACGGCAAAATCCAGGACAACAGCGCCGCAGCGCTGAATGCCTGGGTGGCGCGCACGGTGCACGTGAGTGCGATGGTGTGGTGCAACGATGCCCAGCTGGTGACGCTGATCGAGGCGCTGAAGCGCTGGGTTGAACGGGGGAGTGAGCATGCGTGATGACCGATTGCGCGATTGTTTGATTGACCGGCTGGATCTGTCGGACCTGACGCGCGAGATGATCGCGCCGCTGGAAGCGTTGATGGACCGCGAGTGGTCCGAGGTGTGGCGCAACCTGGCGCTGAGCACCTACATCACGCTGACCAGCACGCGCACAGAATTGCAGACGCTGGAAGACTGCGCACAGATGGCGGTGACGCTGGCGCTGGGCGTGGCTCAAGACATGGGCGGAAAACAGCACTACATTCAGGCCGGCACGCACCTGCTGCAGAACCGCCGGGCGCAGCGGGTGATGGAGTTACTGCGCCAGGGCGTGGGCTACCACGCGGTGGCCAACGCCACGGGTTTGACCGAGCCGCGCGTGCGCCGCATCGAGCGCAACTGGCGCACGGCCCAGAAGGCGGCTGCAGCGCAGCGCTACGCCAGCGCACAGGGCCGCCTGCAGCTGGACTGAGCTTTCCCCCGGGCCGCCTGCAACGGGCGGCTCTCAGAAATGGCGCGCGTCCTTTTGCCGATATAGACGCAGGCCGCGACAGTGCGGCCCATGCCCTCAACCGCCACCACTGCCAAGCCTGCCGCCTCGTTGCCGAACGGCATCGAGATTTTCCGAGCGGGCACTCGCACCGACGACGCCGGCAACACCCACACGATCACCGAGGCCGACCTGGCCGCCGCCGTGGCCGCCTACGACCCTGCGTTGCACGAGGCGCCGCATGTGGTGGGCCACCCGCGCCACAACCTGCCGGCCTATGGCTGGGTGGAGCGCCTGGCCGTGCAAGACGGCGTGCTGCAGATCGCGGCGAGCAAACAGGTGGAGCCTCAGTTTGCCGAGATGGTGGACGCGGGCCGGTTCAAAAAGCGTTCCGTGAGCTTCTACCACCCCAGAGAGGCCGCCAACCCGAAGCCGGGCACCTGGTACGTGCGCCACGTGGCGTGGCTGGGCGCGCAGCCGCCGGCCGTGAAGGGCCTCAAGGACGCTTCCTTTTCCGAAGACGACGCGGACAGCGCCGTCTGTTTTTCCGAACCCGTTTCCCCCGTCACACCACAGGAGCCCGACGACATGAGCAAGGAACTTGAAGAGAAGCTGGCGAAGGCCCAGAAGGATCTGGAAGCCGCGAACGCTGCTGCAGCCGCGGCCACCGCCACCGCCGCAGCCGCTACCAAGAAGGCCGACGAAGCCACGGCCCAGGCCGCGAGCTTCGCCGAGAAGGCCCGCGCCGACCGCAAGGCCGGCTTCGTGTCGTTCGCCGAAGCCCAGGTGAAGGCAGGCACGCTGCTGCCGAAAGACAAGGACATGGCCGTGGCCACGCTGGACGCCCTGGCCGACGCGCAGCCGGTGGAGTTCGCCGAGGGTGACACCACGCGCAAGGTGAGCCCGGCGCAGTGGCTGCAGGACCTGATCACCACGGCCAAGCCGGTCGTGAACTTCGGCGAGTTCGCTGGCGGCCAGATGCCCGCGGGCGCTGGCGGCGCCAAAGGCAAGACCGACGCCGAGATCGACCAGGCGGCCAAGCGCTGGATGGCCGAACACAAGGGCGTGAACTACGCCGAGGCCCTGACGGCTGTGACCGCTTCGTTCACCAGCTGACCCACTCAACACCTCCACCTCCGAAGGACGAATCACCATGAGCATGACCCTTGCCGAAATCCGGCTAAAGCAAAACCCGATCCTGACGAGCATGTTGCTCGGCATGGGCACCGGCGCGCGCATTGCCGAGAAGCTTTTCCCGCGGCTGCCTCAAGTGCTTTCGAACGCCAACATCGCGAAGCTGGGCAAGGAGCACATGCGCCAGCACAACCTGCGGCGTTCGCCGGGTGGCGAGACCAAGATGATCAACATCAAGTACGAGAACGTGGTTTACACGGTCGATCAGTACGCTGTTGATGTGCCGCTGCCGCGCGAGTGGTTCCGCGAGGCCGACGAAGCCCGGCGGTTGAACGTTGGCATGCACCTGGAGCTGAGTGCCATCGGCATGAACACGGCGAAGTATGTGCTGGACCTGGGCTACGAGATCGAAGTTGCTGCGATGGCGATCGACCCCGCCAACTATGCCGTTGGCAACTCGCTGGCGCTGGCCGCCGGTACGAAGTGGTCTGCGGCGACGGGCACGCCGGTGACCGATATCCGCACCGCTGCGGAGATCATCCGGAAAAAGGCAGGCGTGCGGCCGAACACGCTCACCCTGTCGCCCGATGCCTTCCTGGCGGCGAGCATGAACCCCGAGGTCAAGGGTTACTTGCCAAACACCACCACGGGCCCGGCCACCATCGAGCAGCTCAAGACGATCTTCAACGTCAAGAACATCGAGATCGGTGATGCGATCTGGGTGGACGAGAACGACGTTGGCCAAGATGTGTGGGGCAACGCAGCGATTCTGGCCTACGTGCCCACGATCAAGTCGGGTGCGGTGACGGACTTCAGCCTGGCTGAGCCCGCCTTCGGTTTCACCAACGTGATCGAGGGCCATCCGTTCGCCGAGACGCCTTACTACAAAGACAGCCGCAAGAGCTGGATCTATGGCGCCACGTTCGAGCGCCGCCCGAACACCGCCACGCCGGAAGCTGGCTTCCTCTTCCTGAACCCGAAGTAACAACCCACCAAGGTGAGGCCGGCAACGGCCTGTGAGACCCCCGCAGGACATTGTTCCTGCGGGGTATCCGAAACCAAAAAAGGAACTTTCCCAATGAGCAAATTGATTGCAATGGTGGCCACGGCGGTGATGGTGGACGGTGTGCGCACCGTGATCCAGCCCGGCGAAGAGCTGCCCACCCTGACCAGGCACGACGAGCGCGAGCTGCTGAAAGCCGAAGCCGCCAAGTCCCCCGACGTCGACTTGGCGAAAGCCAAAGACGCCGATCGCGCGGCCGCTGACGCTGCGGCCGAGTTCGAAGCGGCGCGCAAGCGCGTTCAGGACGAGCAGGCCAGCACCAAGCCGGTCCCGGCCGCCGCCAAGACGGCCAAGAAGTAACCCCCCAACACCCCTGACCAGGAGAGACCCCCATGGCATCGCAGAACAACACCGGCCGCCAGTACGACAAACAGCACGCCGTGACCCTGGTGGCCACGGCTGCGTTGGCGGCCCACCGCTTCGTGGCCTACGACGGCGGCTACCCCTCGGTGGCCGGTGGCGCCAAGGATTCGCAGGGCGTGACCGAGACCGCGGCCGAGATCGGCGACGCCGTGACCGCGGTCACCGGCTACAGCTACCTGGTGGAGGCCGAAGCCGCGATCGCGTTCGGCGACCTGGTGAAGGTAGGCACCGACGGCAAGGCGATCACCGGCACGGCGGCCGACCACTGCGGGCGCGCCCTGGGCGCTGCCACGCAGGCCGGGCAGCTGATCGAAGTGCAGCTCTACAAGCACGTGCACGCCTGATCCAGCGCCTGATCTGCCTGACCACCACACCCCCGGCCCATGAACTACGCCACCCCGCAGGACCTGATCGACCGCTTCGGCGAGCGCGAGCTGATCGAGCTGACCGACCCCGACCTGGTGGCCGTGCAGAGCGAGAAGGTGGAGCGCGCCATTGCGGACGCGCAGGCCTACGCGGACAGCTTCATCGGCCGGGTGTACACGCTGCCGCTGACCGGCTGCGTGAAGCCCGCGCCGGTGGTGGGCGACCCGTTTGCCACCGAGCTGGTGGCGCCGCCGCAGCTGACGCGCATCGCCGTCGACGTGGCGCGGTACTACCTCTACAAGGACTTCGCGCCCGAGAACGAGGTGTACCTGCGCTACAAGGCCGCTGAAAAAGAGCTGCTGGCCATCGCCGACGGCAGGGCCGTGGTGAGCTGCCCCTGGGGCGGTGCACCGGGTGCGCTGGTGGCGGGCAGCCAGCCGGGCGAGGCCGAGGTGTACAGCAGTTTCAGCCCGCGCTCGATGAGCGATGACAACCTGGCGGGCTACCGATGAGCACCGCCGGCATGACGGTCGAGCAGTCCAACGCCTTCATGGCGCTGGAGCCGCGCTTGGTAACGCTGCTCAAGCAAGCGCTGGCGGGCATGAGCCCGGCGGTGCATGTGCTGACGGCGGCCGACCTGGCCGACGTGCAGGAGAGCAAGCAGCTCACGCCAGCCGTGCACCTGGTGTATGGCGGCTACCGCATTGACCAGGACATCGGCAGCGCCTGGCGCCTGGAGCACACCTGGTACGCCGTGGCGGTGGTGCGCAATGTGGCCCAGGTGAAGAGCGGCTCCGCAGGCCGGCAGGACGCTGGCGTGATTGCCACCGCCGTGGCGCTGGCCCTGGCTGACGCCCAGGTGGACGGCGCGGCCGAACCACTGACCCTGATCACCCCTCCAGGCCCGAGCCACTCGGCGCCCTACACCTACCTGCCCACGGCCGTGCGCGCCGTGACCCATTTTCAAAAACCCCCACTCTGAGGACCGAGCACCATGGCCGCCATTGAAATCGTCAAGAAGATCTACCGCCCGACCGCCCGCGTTGGCAAGTTCTACGCCGCTGTGTACGGCGGCACCGTCCTGCTCCCGATTGGCAACGTGTTGACAGCCACGACCAAAATCACCGAGAGCGTGGAGAAGCAAGACGACATGACTGCGATGGGCGGCGGCACGCATGCCACGCTGCGCCGAGTGACGGGTGTGACGTTCGAGGCCGAGCTGGCCGACCTGAACATGGTGAATTACACCCGCGCTGTGCGCGCCACCATGACGCCCGAGGACGCCGGCACCGTGGTGGACGCGCCTTACACCGCCACGCTGGGCTCGCTGATCCCGCTGCCACACACGGGCGTGTCGTCCCTGGTGGCGAAGGTTGGCGCCACGGTTGGCGCGGCCGTGGTGGTGGACGCCGCTGGCTACGAGCTGCTCCCGGAGGGCGTTTGGCTCAAGGAAGACGCCGCTGGCGTGGTGAATGCGGACAAGCTGTGGCTGTCGTACAGCTTTGCCGACCAGGTGGTGATGGAGGCGCTGACGGCTGCGGCCCCGGAGCTGTACCTGCGCTTTGCCGGCATGAACGAAGTGGACGGTGGCAAGCCCAGCGTCATCGACATGTGGCGCGTGAGCCAGGGCGTGGCCAAGCAGCTGGATCTGATCAAGAAGGGTTTCACGACACTGCCCATCGAGGGCGAGCTGATCAAGGACCCGACCAAGGAGGGCGCCGGCATCAGCCAGTACATGCGGATCATCGAACGCTGACCAGACCAGACCGCCGCGCGCGGCCTGACGACAAGGGTGGCCGCGTGCCACCCTTTTTCATTCACGCACTGACCACACTGCCATGGCCACAGAGAACCGCATTGATTTCAAGGTAGGCGTCACGAGTGATGGCCTGGCGCCGCTGGCCAACGACCTGGAGAAGGTCGAGGCGAAGACGGTGGAGCTGGGCGAAGGCGCCGCGCAGGCGGGCGAGCAGCTCGACAAACTCGGCACCGATGCGGCCGACGCCTCTAGCAGGGTTGGCGGGCTGAGCGACGCCGCAGCCGGAGCGGGCGAGCAATCTGCAGCACTGGGCCAGGGCGCGGAGCAAGCGGCAGACGGCATGAGCGCCGTGGCCAGGGCCGCAACCGAGAAGACGGCCGCGATCAAGGGATCGCTCGATGTGGAGCGCTCAGAGATCGAGCTCGTGCGCCGCACTCTGGACCTGCAGAAGACGCAGCAGCAGGGCCTGCTGCAGCTGGCACAGGCCCGCGGTGATGAGGCTACTGCCACGCGCGCCACGAACCGGCTCAAAGAGATCGAGGTCGAGCAGCTGGCGGCCACCGCCCGCGCCAAGCGCGCAGAGGCCGCGGCGGTGCAGGATTCGGCAGACGCCAGACGCGAGGCGCTGGCGGCCATTGGGCCGCTCACTCAGGCCCAGCAACGCGAGCTGCAGGCGGCGGAGAACACCGCCAAGGCGCTGCGCACCGAAGCCGCCGCGGCCGACGAAGCGGGGCGCCAGGTGCGCGCGCTGGGCAACAACCTGCAGGAGACGGCAGCGAAAGGACCGCCGCTGAATGCCGCGCTGTCATCGGTGGGCAAGGCGATCGCAGGCCTGTACACGCTCAACCAGGCGAAGAACTTCGCGCTGGACACCATCGCCCTGGCCGACGCCTACGGTCAGATGGCTGAGCGGATCCAGATGGCCACGCCGATCGCCGAAGAGTACGACCTGGTGCAGCAGCGCATTCTGGAGACGGCGAACCTGACCTATCGCCGCCTGGACGAACAGCAGGAGCTGTACATCCGCACCGCCGACGCGCTGCGGGGCATGGGCTTCGCCACGACCGATGTGCTCGACATCACGGACAGCTTTTCATATCTGCTGACCACGAACGCGGCCACGGTAGAGCGTGGTCAGAACGCCATTGAGCAGTACACGAAGTCGATCCAGTCCGGGAGGATTGAGGTGGACTCGTGGCAGTCGATCATGGCTGCAACGCCGACGATCGTGAATGCGGTGGCGCAGGCCACAGGAAAATCCGCTGACGAAGTGCGCCGCCTGGGCATCACGGGCAAGCTGTCGATCAACGACCTGAATGAGGGCCTGCGCCAGACCGTTGAACTGAACAAGGAAGCCGCTGCCGGCATGAGCGCCACGGTGGCCGACGCGGTGACCCGCTTGACCAACACCTGGACGCAGTACATCGGCGAGGCGAACCGCGCGAACCAAAGCACTGAGAAGATCGTCAACACGATCAACCTGCTCACCGAGAACCTGGACACGGTGGTGCGGGTGGCGACTGCGGCGGGCGAGGTGATGGCGGTGGTGTGGGGTGTGAAGGCGCTGGGCGCGCTCCGTTTGTACATGGCGGAGGTGGCTGCGGCCGCCACAGCAACGTCGGCCGCAATGGCTGGCATCACATCCGCGGGCGAAAAGGCAGCGCTGGGCCTCAAGGCGGCGGGAATGCTGGCGGCTTCAGGTTGGGCGGGATGGGAGATTGGAACCTTCCTCAAGGACGAGTTTGAGGTGGTCGAGCAAGCCGGCATCGCGACGGCCGCTGGCCTTAGCCGCGCTGCGGCGCAGTACCAGACCGCGTGGGAGATGGCCAAAGCGGTGTTTACAGACGACACCATTGAGGCGGCCAACCAGCGCCTGGCGGAGCGCATCGCACAGATCGACGACGTGTATGCCGACATGTTCGCCAACGTCGGTAAGGGGATGCCCAAGGTCGCGAACGACACCAAGAATGCGGGCGATGCGGCTGCTGATGCGGCGAAACAGATCCGCGATTTTGAGGCTGCCCAGGTGGAGGCCTGGGAAGCCGCTCGCGTGTCCAAGGTGGGAGACACCCAGGCCGCCGAAGCCAACCTGCAGGTGCAGCTCAAGCTGGCGCAGCAGAGCGAGCAGATGGCCCTTTTCATGGGCGATGAGTACGAAGCGCGCAAGGCCAAGATTCTGCAGATGGAGATCGAGATCCAGCTCGTGAATGCCAAGGTGGCTGTGCAGCGGGCGGAGGCCGAAGGTTCGATTGCCGTGGCCCAGGCCAAGCTGGCGGAGATGGCAGCGAACAAAGAGGTCAACCTGGTCAAGCAAGCCGAGCTGGAGAGCGCCATCAAGCTGGCCCAGGCCAAGCTGGCCGAGGCCGATGCCACCGGCAAGAGCACCGAGCTGCTCCAGAAACAACTGAACCTGTTCCGCAATGGCGGTAACGCGGCCGACGGCTACCGAGGGTCGATTGACGGCGTCTCCGGGGCCCAGGCCCGGCTGGCCCAGACTACCGATGCAGCCACGGCCGCGATGCAGCGCCAACGAGATCTGTACGCCAGCCCGTTGGGCGCGGGAAAGTACGGCCGGCCCGAGGGCGGGAGTGTCATAGGCAATACGCGCGAAGACAGGTTGGCCGGACAGAACGCGGTGGACAACAGCCTGATGTTCGAGTTGCGCGCCAAGCTCGATGCGGGGTTGCTCACTGCTGCCGACAAAGCGGACATCGAAGCGGTGATCGCGGCGCTTGATCAGAACGAGGCCGTGAACCGCGACTTGGACCGATTGAACCCGGGCGCCTTCAGCAGCGCGGGCGCCGCTGACCGAAACGAGTGGCGCCAGGTGCGCACCCGCTTGGCGCAGGCGCTGGGCAATACGACGTTGGGCGGGCAGACCGGTGGCGGGCGAGGTGAGTCCATCTCGACGCCGAGCAAGACGGTGAACGTGCGCATCGACGGCGGCCGTGGCCGGCGCGAGAGGGTCAACACGGACGATGCCGGCGCTGCCGCCCTGGTGCGCTCGCTGGAAGTGGCCGCCGGGCGCTCTCGCTGACGCCAGGCGGGCGCCGTCAAGAAATGACGCCCGCCATTTAGCGCCCCTCGCGCGCGCGCGGCACAGTGCCGTGCATGTCCATCACCCTGACCTACAACGGCACCGTCGCCCAGCTCGGCGAGCGGCTGCTGTGGACCGACGAATTCACCTGGTCGCCAGTAAGGCAGGTCACCGGGCCGAGCACCGCCGGCGCGTTGCTGGTGCACGTCGGGGTGCTCCAGGCCGGCCGGCCGATCACGCTCGACGGCGTGGAGTCCAAAGCGTGGATCACGCGCGCGCTGTGCGAGTCGCTTGAGGCATGGGCTGCGCTGCCGGGCATCGTGCTCACGCTGGTGCTGCGCGGCGTATCGCGCCAGGTGATCTTTGACCACGACCAGGGCGGCTTCGAAGCCGTGCCGGTCTGGCGCATTGCCGACGGCCACCAGACACCCGAGCAGGTGTTTCTGCCTACGTTCCGGTTCCTCACCTACAGCGGAGTGACTTGATCATGACCGATACCTCTACCCAACCAGTGGCGGCAGCGTCCGCCTTTGCCCGCGCACGGGCTGCGCTGGTCGCGCTGCGCGATCGCTTCGCCACTTTGTGGAGGGAAGCGAACCGTAAGTGGCCTGTGACGGGGATCGTGAGCGTGGCCGTGCTGCTGATCGGCACCGTGCTGCTCTACACCTGCAGCGACACGCGTGGCCTTGAGAACGCGCCGGCCGTCGAGCAGCCGGCGGTGATGCAAGTCAACCCGCTCGCCGAGCTCGTGGACCGCATCCACGCGCTTGACGCCGACGTTGCCGAGCTGCAAGACCGCGTCGCCGAGCTCGAAGACCGCCAGCCTGTGGCCGCACCACTGCCTGGCGCGCGCCGCGCGTCCGGTATCAGCCAGAACCACCCACCCAGCCCGGCCCCAAGGAGCAAGCGCTGGGGCACCACCGACCTTGATCGCGAGATCGAGGAGTTCTCCCAATCCATCAGCCTGGAGTCCGCCAAATGAAACGAACCCTCATCACCATCGCGCTCGCGGCCCTGGCCGCCATCGGCCTGAGCGCCTGCCAGACCAACCCGGCCAAGCCCGAGCCCACCACCGCCGCGCCCGCCGCGAAGAAGACCCTCGTGGAGATGGAATACGA